AGTTTAGTCCTGTGGCAGCACAAGATTGTAAACCACAGATACTGATCCCAGGATCTTCAGCAATAAGATAAGGAAAAAACATGAGTTTATGGATCGCAGGAATCACTAGAGGACACAATGCAGGTGTCTGTCTTTTAAAAGACGGTGAAATAGTTTTCGCTTCAGAAGAAGAAAGATTTAGTCGTCACAAATATGACGGAGGTCCTTTCGCGTCGATGGTTAAAATTTTAGATTATACAGATAGGATCGATTATCTTGCCGTAGCACATACACAGTTCTTAAAAGATACTGCTGCAAAGATTGACTTTACAGGCGACGATACTTATACAGGTATGGCTAGAAAACTAGGACTTATCGAAAGAGGTCCTAAGATAGACATTTATAATCATCCTCAGGTGATCGATCTGTCAGATCAGCATCACAAACTACATGCTGCCTGTGCATTTTATAGATCTGGATTTGAAGAAGCGGTGGCTGTGATAGTAGACGGAGCCGGTACGTTTCTAGATATGAACATCCAAGGAAGGAATCATGTAGTCTGGGAATTAGAAACTATTATCGCTTGTTCTTATCCTGCGGGTTTCAAAACACTCTACAAGCATATTGGAGGAAACGGACCTTGGATCAATGCACATATTCCAGATATGGATTCTTCCATGATCAAAGGAGAAACCGGCGTGCATGAGTGTCATATCGATGACACTTCTGGTATCGTTAAAGCCTATGAAGCTGTAACACAATACTGTGGCTTCGCTTCTATTGAAGCAGGAAAGACTATGGGATTATTCCCATATGGTAAACCCAATGATAAGATACCTCAAATCTTTACCAACGGTGGCGGTTCGGGTCTTTGGAAATCAGCTGATAGGAATGTGATTATTCCTACGTACCCGAACGGTTCGTTAGTCAACGAAGGAAGATATGCAGAACTGAATACGCCGTCCGGTTATGTCGAAAGCGGTAAAGATGTGACTTTATTACAAAGCAGAAGAGACATGGCCTATGCTGTGCAGACACAGAGCCAGCAAATGGTATTAGATCTTATTATCAAAGCTGTAGAAACTTCTGGAATTAAAAATGTAGTACTGAGTGGAGGATATGGATTAAACTGCGTGGCTAACTATTTCTATCTCGAAGAATTAAACAAGCGCGGGATTAAACTCTATGTCGAGCCAATTTCTAGCGACGCTGGCACAGCGATAGGTGCAGCTTATTTCTTGAATCAGATGCTAGTCAAAGACCCAACTATCAAACCTTTTGCCGAAAGTCTTTATCTAGGACCAAAGCAAGAGTACAGTCAAGGACAGATAGAGAAAGTCTGTAAAAAATATGATGCGAAAATAGAAACAGACGTTGATAATAAAAAGGTAGTTGATCTCATCAGAAGCAAAAATATCGTGAGTTTATTCCAAGGAAGCGCAGAAGCCGGCCCACGTGCATTAGGTAATCGAAGCATACTGTTTGATCCAACAGTCGAAGACGGTAAAGATTTCGTGAATCGTGTAAAGCGTAGAGAATATTTCCGACCGTTCGCTGGATCAATATTACACGAACATGCCCACGAGTGGTTTGACATGCGCGGCCTGGACGAAAGCCCTCATATGATGTATGCTATGAACTGCAAAGAAGGTATCGCTGAAAAGATTCCCAGCATTATACATGTAGACGGAACTTGTAGGATACAGACAGTTAAAAGGCATCAGAATCCGTTATACTACGATCTCATAGAAGAGTTTTATCGTGCTAGCGGTGTACCTATTATTTTTAACACCAGCTTTAATTTGGGTGGAGAGCCTCTAGTAGAAACACTTGACGATGCTGTTAGGACATTAGCTTACAGCGAAATCGAATATCTGTACCTGCCAGAATATAAAATTTTAATCACGGTGAAAAACTAATGAATAAATTTAGAACTGTCAATACAATAGCAATCGTCGGTGGAGGTACATCCGCTTGGATTACTGCCGCAATGCTTTCTCAGAATAATCCATTCTTAAAAGTAATGATCATAGACAAAGAAATAGGAACACCTATCGGAGTCGGAGAAGCTACCCTATTAAATTTTACCAAGACTATGAGATTGTGTGGGTTTGAAATCGAAGATTGGTTTTTTGAAATAGATGCTACACTCAAATCTGCGATACTATTTAAAGGATGGGGTAAAAATCAAACTGACGTATGGCATCCGTTTTTATTTTCCAGTATCGAGGGATATGAAACCACTCAACAAGATCTATGGAGCAAATTTCAAGATTACGATTATCTAGAAAACGGATGCACATATTACAAAACATCAGTAGAATACAACCGCGTAGACACATCAGATTTAGATTCTTATGCCTTCCATGTCGATGCTGGGAAGCTCGTGCAGTTTTTACAGAAAGAATCAACTAAAAGGAACAATTTAGAATTCTATAAGAGCGAAGTGGTTGACATCAAACGAGACATTCAAAGCCATGAGATTACAGAATTGACACTGAAAGATGGCACCAGTATCAAAGCAGATCTCTATGTAGACTGTACTGGATTCGTTCAACTTCTAGCACATAATCCCGATAGGGTAGATGTAAGTGGTCGATTGTTCTGTAATACAGCATTGGCCTGCCAGATTCCTTATGAAAATGAATCAGCAGAAATGACACCCTATGCGCAGGCTAATCAAGTAGATCACGGATGGATATGGATCATACCTACACAAAAACGTATAGGATCTGGTTTGGTATTCAACAGAGATATTACTTCAGTCGATGAAGCTAAAGACCTTTTTGTAGATTATTGGAAAGGAAGAGTCGATCGAGATAAAATACGTGTCATAGACTGGACTCCTTTTTATAATCGGAATCAGTGGCACGAAAATGTAATATCAATCGGACTAAGTTCTGGATTTATCGAACCTTTAGAAAGCACAGGAATCGGATTGATAGCTGCCGGTGCAGAACAATTACATTTTTGTATAGGTGGAAAATTTTGGTCTGAAGAATATCGAGACAAATTTAATGTAGCTATGAACGGTTATTTTGAAGACGCTATAGATTTTGTCAATCTACACTATCACTATCAGGATAGAAAAAGTAAATTCTGGGATTTTGTTAGAGAAACAAATGTTAAATCAGAAATACAAGACTGGTATGAACGAGAGCTGCAGAGAACAGATACCGCTTTTCCATTGAACGGTAGAGGTTTTATGTTTACGTCCAATAGTTGGATTTGTTGGTTGATACAATTAGGTCATCCGGTGGCCGAATCCAACGACGGACTAGATAGAGAAACAGCATTTAGAGAGTTCACTCATTATAATAATTTTGAATCTAAAAGATATCTAAAGAGTGTACTGCATAAAGAGTTTATACAAGAATTGCGATCTAGAAGACAGAATGCCGAAGTGGCTGATAATCCTTATCTTAAAAAACAAGAACATCTAAAATGGATATAATGGAAGATTACAAAGATGTGACTAGGGTCGCTATAGTTGGAGGAGGCACAGCAGCATGGTCTACTGCTGCCTTGATTTCTCATAATAATCCTTCTATACATGTAACGGTGGTAGACAAAGAAGTAGGAACACCCATCGGAGTCGGAGAAGGAACTATTCTAACTTTTCCTAAACTAATGGAAAACTGCGGATTTAAATTCGATGATTGGTTTTGGGATTTTGATGCTACTTTTAAATCTGGAATCCTTTTCAAAGGTTGGGGCAAAGACAACACCGACGTGTGGCATCCCTTTATGTTTCCAGGAATCCCGTCTTCTAAAACCACACAATTAGATCTCTGGAGTAAGTTCCAGCATTATGATTTAAAAGATTATGCGTTGGCATTTTATGATACGTCAATAAATCACAACAAGGTTGACAAATCTATACTTGCTTACTATGCATATCATGTTGATGCTGCTAAAATGGTAGCATTTATGCAGAAGCAATTAGAACAGAGAGATAATGTTTCTGTGATCAGATCTGATGTAGTATCGATAGAAAGAGATCAAAATCACTACGTAGAAAAATTGGTCTGTAAAAACGGTACAGAAATAACAGCAGATCTGTATGTAGACTGCACAGGATTTTTGCAATTACTCAAGCACGAACCAGAAAGAGTAGATGTGGAAGGAAGATTATTTGTAAACACCGCAGTAGTGAGCCAAGTGCAATATGAAGATAAATCTAAAGAAATGACCCCTTATGCTTTTAGCAATCAGACCGATCACGGCTGGATGTGGATCATACCGACACAGTCTCGTCTTGGTTCAGGTATGGTTTTTAATAGAAATATCACAGATATCGACGAAGCTAAACAATATTTTGCCGATCAGTGGAACGGACGAGTAGATGTAGATAAAGTAAGAGTGATCAATTGGGATCCTTATTACAATAAAAATATCTGGCACGAGAATGTAATATCTATCGGACTAAGTGCCGGGTTTGTCGAACCTTTAGAAAGCACAGGAATAGCCTTGATACTAGCTGGAGCAGAACAATTAAATTTTGCGATCAGCGGAAGATTTTGGTCATCTGCTAACCGTGAATACTATAATTTTGTTATGACGAATTATTTCGAAGACACTATCGATTTTGTCAATATGCACTATCATTATTCTTCTAGACCTACAAAGTTTTGGGAGTTTGTGAGAAAGACTATTAAAAAATCTAAAATGCAAGAATTCTACGAAAGACAAATGACCAGGGGAGATACTAGATTACCCGATAACGGCAAAGGGTTCATCTTTAATGCTCCGAATTGGTTTTGCTGGCTCTTACAGCTGGGTTGTCCTATGGCTCCTTCTATCGACGGAGTAGATCTTAAACAATCAGAAAAAGAATTCCTTTATTATTACGATTATGAAAGTTCTAGACATGTTAGATCTCAACCTCATTTGCAATACATACTCGAATTAAAAAGGAACAAAAGAACATTTCTATGATGAATTTGTTTTCTAATATCGAAGAAGAGATAGAAACTTTTTCTGTAAGTCCTGAAATAACAGTTACCGTTGAACGATTCGACGGAGATGGAAAAATAGCGATCATAGATAATTTTTGGAAGAATCCTGATAAAATTAGAGAAGTTACATTATCCATACCTAAAACATGGAACCCTAGAATAATCCACGGTCTGCCCGGAGCTCGAATAGAAGCTACTTTTTATTTTAGCCACCTCGGTGAACTATTCCGAGACCTTATCAAAAACATATATCCAGAAGAATTCAAGATGCTAAAAACTGACGATTATGTGCAGGCCTGTTTTGACAACGCCAGTTTTTTAGTCAACGTACAGAATTCTAATCTCCCTCCGAGGGTCCCTCATATTGATAATCTAGGAGAGCCCTATCGTTGGGCTGCCGGAATATATCTCAACAGACCTGACGAATGCACAGGTGGCACAGCATTTTATACGTTTCGCGGATCGAAAACTGTCAACATGATGACTATAGAATCTCTAGTAAAAGATTATCCTATATATGTACAAGACGATTATAGAGATTTTAAAAAAATACATATGGCAGAAATGAAATATAATAGACTGGTTTTGTATCCTCAAAATCTTTTACACACACCGTACATTCCTCCGAATACTTTTACCGACGAAAACCCTAGATTGATGCAGATGTTTTTTATATAATGAAATACGAAATATTCACTATTCCTATTTTTATAGATACTGTAGACCTAACAAAAATATCTATCGATGAACAAGAATATGAACCTTGTTGGCTCAGTGATACACCTTCGTCGTTTGGAAAACAGCACAAGATCAGCGACGAAACCCTAGCACATCTCGTAGAAATTTTTAATCGCAACCTCGGAGATTTGATCGGAGCTAATCCTAGATTAGGTCATGTATGGCGGAACAAATATTCAGAGAATGATTGGCAGGATATACACATACATCCGCATAGCTCTTGGAGTTTTATCATATACGAATCTGTCAAAGAATCTAGAACAGTTTTCATGAATCCGAACTATAAGGACATACAAAATCATTTCGGAATGAATCTAAAAGAATTTCCTTTAGACTTTAGACCTCAGCTAAGTACTGGTGACATCATAATCTTTCCGAGTTTTCTAGAACATTTTGTTAGACCGGGAAATTCGGGAACTACTATCAGTGGCAATTTATATATGGATTATCAATAATGACTCCTGATTTAATAGTAATAGATAATTTTTTAGATAAACCCGATCTTGTTAGACAATCGGCATTGAGCTTAGAATTTTCTTCTCCAGGACCTTACCCAGGTCTTCGCTCGGATAGAGCAGATTATGATTACGAAAACTATGTAAAAGAAAAAATCGAAAAGATAGCTAAGTTAAAAATCAAAGAATTTATAATGGATAGTTTTAGATTCCAGATTTGCCTCGAAGGAGAAAAAACATTCGTACATATCGATAAATCGGGGTGGGCAGGAGTGCTTTATCTCACACCAAACGCACCTTACGAATCGGGAACAGGATTCTGGAGGAATATCAATAACCCAGAAAATGACAGAGATATCAAACCCGACGACGGTAACGAACATTGGATCGTCGAATCTGCTGTGGGGTTCGTTTACAATAGATTGATACTTTACAAAGCTACGATTCCTCACAGTTCGATATTACCAGGATTTGGTAATTCGATTGAAACCGGACGCCTTACTCAAGTATTCTTTTTTGAGGTAGAAGATGAGTAACAAAACTCTGTATGTAGGGTGCTCTCATACAATGGGGTACGTTGATTGGGACCCCAGCGACTACGAGTCTTTCAAAGTTTGGGGAGAAAATAATTACGCTGAGATTACTGCCCGCTCCAGGAAAGAAAAGACTGTGATCATGGCATCTAGCGGTTGCGGTAACAGAGAACTTACTAATTTTGTAGCGGCTGCTTTTCAAAAACATCGAGATATCAAAAAAGTCTTTTTCCAATCCACTTATTGGGGACGATTCCCCTTCGCTATGAATCCAGACCTAGACGAAAAATCTATTTTTCCTTTAGATTTTTTTATGAAGTGTGATGAACAAGATGATTTAGTAGAAAAATGGAGTATTGGATTACAGACTAAAGAAAAGTATGTACAATTATATCTCAAGCCCGAAACTTTTGATTATGAAACATTGCAATACAATCCTAATACCAGTCCAGAAAACCAGCCTCCGTTACGCCAAGTAAATTTCATGTATGTAAAAATGTGGCATTATCTACAGACTCATTTAGAGCAGCAAGATTATTTTAGAGACATCGCATTAGCTGATGCTATCTGTAACTATAATGATGCTAAAATGTATCTATGGAATATCAATCCTCGATGCTTTATACCAAAAGAAACAAACAGCTTTTATATGAATTTGAAGAACACCGTAGTCGCTGAAGTAGACGCTACTACTTTTTTATTAGAAACGCAGGGATATGATCTCAGCAAAAATGTCGTAGATGGTGAGCATTACAGTGTCGAAGCACACGAGATGATATCGAAATATTATATACCTTATTTAGAAGGATTAGCATGAACGGAATAGAAGAATACTCTAATGCATTTTCTAGGGAATATTGCAATGTAGTGATTGATACATTTGAAAAAATGTATCAACGAGGGCAGACATATTTTCAAAATAGTATACACAAAAATTCAGATGATAGAGTTATGTATGACTGGGCTCCGGGAAATACTGTATTCTATCAAGACACTGAGATCTGCAAACATTTTTACGACGGAATACATAAAGTTTATACCGAACACTACTCCCAGAAATACAATGTGTTGACCACTCTTTTTCAACATACGCCAAAAGGTATGGGGATACAGCGAACATCACCACACCAAGGTTATCATGCATGGCACACCGAACAAGGAAATATAGCTTCTAGTTGTCGAATTATCGCATACACTTTATATCTAAACGATATCGATCAGGGCGGCGAAACAGAATTTCTTTATCAAGGAGTTAAAGTAAAACCCGAAGCTGGAAAAGTTTTATTTTTCCCAACCGGATTCATGTATCCGCATAGAGGTAATCCTATATACGACGGTTACAAATATATCGTGACTGGATGGTATACTTTCGATCATTGATATGCTTGAAAAATTTAAAAACAGCCACGAATTACCTATTACCAAATGTGTAGTAGGTCTAGATCGTGACGGTGTTATCAACAGAGATCTAGGAACTTATGTAACGCATCCTAGAGATTTTGAACCAATTCCTGGAAGCCTAGAAGCTATAGCTACTTTGAGAAGAAAAGGGTATAAAATAGTGATTATAACCAACCAAGGCGGAGTAGAAAAAGGAATAATGACGGAAGAAGATGTCGATTATGTGCATCAATATATGTTAGATCTTTTAGGAAAAGCAGGATGTCCTAGCATTGATGGAATCTATTACTCTGCTAGTAGCAATAAAAAAGATCCGTATGCTAAACCTAACATTGGAATGTTTAAAAACTGCGAAAAAAATGACAAAACGATAAAGTTTAGCCAAGGATTTTATGTGGGAGATAAGATATCAGACCTTAAAGCAGCGATGAAAATAGGTGCTAGACCAGTGTTAGTGCGTACAGGACACGGTATAGAAACTGAAAAGGAGCTAAATAAATTCACTTACAGAGATATAAAATCTAGAACCTATGTATTTGATACATTAGCTGATTTTGTAGCTCTATTAGAATAAATATAGTTAACTGATCAGGAGATAATGATGCCATTTGCATTAAGAAGACCACGTGCTGATAATCCAGCTATAAAAGAATGGAGAAGTCACGATCCCGACGGTGACGGCTATTGGGAAGTCATCAAGTACAAAACCAGAGAAAGAGCACAATTAGCAGCCGCTTCGTGGAAAGGCAAAACTGCCATCGAAATCGTAGAAGTAAAGTGGACTGCTGGGGATAGCGACGAAACCTACCCAGATTACTAAGCCAAGTCTATCTGTATATAGAGAGTATTTTTGCTATATACAGGATGAGCACTGTAACCCA